ATTTGAGTGCCCTGCTTTAGCGTCCATTAAACTGACCACGACAAGCCTAGATAATCCCTTGTGTGCGTCTGTAAAGCGATCTGAAATAATATCAAGGCCGCCAAAAGTTGCCATATGTACATCTGAGAAATCTCCAAATAACATAGCTTCTGAATAAGGTGTTGCCTTAGTTCCTAAATTAGAAGTAACGCCGTACTTGTATCCGTTTGCTTGTTTAGCTGCGAAGTCTGCAAATGCAGCTACATAGTCTATGCCTGCTTCTGTTTTTAAAGCTGCTAAAGCGCCTGCATTAAACAAGTAACCGAAACGACCTGTAGCAGGGTTATAGTTAGCGTTTAATATTAATCTTTCAGCTTCGAATAGTTCCGCTTTAGATATTGATCCTGTACCTGTTAAAGCTGCTGCTGCTTCGAACAAAGAGTTCGGGCCGTTAGTAGTTAAAGCCGCATCTTGTAAAAGTGCTTTCTCAAAAGCTGCCATAATTGAACGCGTCATGTTACGCTGTAAAGCTGCTTCTGCAGATTTGTTTTGCGTCATCATTTCAGCACTCATAGAAACAACAGAAATAAGCTTTTTAGGATCTAAAGTAATATTTGTTAAAGATCCTGCAGCGTCTTGTCCTGTTCCGCCACCTTCTGCAACAAAGCCAGAGTCAATATCTGCAACGATAGGGAATTTTCTATCTGCTGTAAGTCCGCTGTAGAAATTTGCACCTGCTGCAGCTAGTACAGAGTTCGCTTGTAGTTGATCTACGAAAGATCCTACATCGGTAGGATTAACTTGTGCAGATCCTGCTGGTAAGTCTGTTCTTGTTTCTAATACAATTGAAGGAATACCAACACCACGAAATAAGCGGCCTGGGTTCTCGCTTCTAGCTTCCTGGTGCATTTCCTTAACAAGTCCTTCCATCTGTCCGTTATAAGCTGCCGTAGCTGCTGCGGTCAAAGAAAAGCGTTGTAAGTCTTTATCTGTAGCCTTTACATTTTGAGTAGCAAAAGTTACAGGTACTACAGGCGTTTTAGTTAAGTCTAAAGATCTTTCTAATCTTCCTACTCTAGCTGTCATGTCTGTAGCGGTTGTTTCTGCTTCGTCAAAAGCGGACTGCTCGTCTACATTTAAGTTTCTGTCTTCCTGTTCTGCAGTTTCAATTAATCGCTGCATAGTTTCCAAAGCTACTGCTTTAGAGTCTTTTAATTGCTTCAATGTTTTTTTCATCTTATTTTTGTTTAAGAAATTTTACTTTGTTTTTTAACTGGTTCAATCCTTTTGGCTTCTCGTTTTTAAAAATGTCCAGGCTTCTAATTGCTACGCTTGTCTGTGGGTAAGCTGGCCTAGTAACTAAGCTTACATCTATAAGCCTTTTTACTTCCTTGACTTCCCTTACATATCCGCGTTCGCTTTCGATCCATTTATCGTTATCTACTATAAAGCCAAAACTCATTTTATTAATATCGCCGCGCTTCATCAATTCAAGCGTGTCATTTCCTGCGGTTGTATTAGGCATTCTAATTTCAGAAACTAGCCCTCTTTCATCTACAGAAAGTTTAAGCGTTCCGCTGCTAGTTCTACCGAAGACTATATTATTATCGTGGTTTAATAATGCTACTACATCATTTTCAAGTACATTATCAAAAGCACGATTATTTATTTTCTCTTTAAAACCGCCTAAGTCTTCGCTTAGCTCGTTAAAGACTGCTGCATATCCTCGCACTATTGTGCCGCCATCGTCTGCCTTATCGTATCTGAATTCAGAAACATTAAATTGTCTTATCTCCATCTTTCGGCGCTTTAGGTTCTTTTATAATCTCTTTAGGCTTGTCTGTATTAATCATGTTCATAGGAACAAAAGTAGTATCTCCGCCTTTAATTTTATTCATGTTTTCCTTCGCTCTAATTTCGTTAGGGCTTATAGCACCTATACTGAAAAGCTTAGCATAGTATTCCGCGCGTCCTTTAGAATCGCCGCGAAGAAGTGCGTTTACATTATGTTCGAAATAGGTAGCGCCTTTTTTATTGTCAAAGATTAGCTTCTTATTAAATTCCTGCTCGATCTTCTTAAGTAAAGGGTTTATAGAATGGTTTACAAATTCTGTGCTTTGGTGTTCTATGTTCGAAAATGTAGCCCTAGAAAGATCTGCTAGCATGTGTGGCGGTACTCTAAAAATACGCGCTATCTCTAAAATACTGAATTCTCTAGTAGCTATATATTGGCTGTCCTCTGGGTTTAATTGGATAGGCTGGTAGTCCATGCCTTCTTCTAAAACTGCTGTTTTAAAGTTACCATTTACGCCGCTATGGTATGTAGAATGCCATTGACTAGATAAGTTTTGCATTGCGTCCGCGCCTAGCTGGCCTGGGTGCTTCAACACTCCCGAAACTTTACCGCCGCTTTCAAAGTGTTGCTTTCCGTATGTTTGGGCTGCTATTCCTAGCGCTATATTGTCCCTTGCTGCTGCTATCCTAGAACGACCTGTAAAGCCGTCTAAAGTCATATCTAAGACATGGATCACATCGCTAGAATCATATATACCCTGGTTTCTTACTTCGTAAAGTACCCTATTATTTTTAATCTTTACTTGTACATTGTCGGGGTGCATTAAAGTAAGCGCTATCGGTAGGCCTCTAGTGTCGCGTTCTATAAAAGCATAAGAATTACCATATAACAAAAGTGTATTTATTAAAGTTTCAAAAAATACATACTTTGTTTGGTTTGGGTTTGGCTCGTCATGTACTAAGAATTGTAAAGGGCTTTCTGCGAATACTTCGCGGCCTGCTTTAGTTTTCTTATAGTAATTAAAAGGTAATTGGCTGATTGTTTCCGAAATTACGCGTACACTAGCATATACTGCAGAAAAGCTTAGCGCCGTTTCTGGTGTTACTAGTACACTTTTTCCGCCAGGGTTTAAGCCCATAGCATAATCTAAATAGCTGCGGTTTTCCGCTGTGCTGCTACTACTTCTTTTAAAAAAATCAAATAAGCCCATTTAGAATAAAAGTTTATGCAATATAGTCATTTTCTGTAACTTATGCAATAGGTTAAATTGTGAAAAATCCTTTTTTGTCGCGGCTGTATTTACTTACTATAGGCGCTTCTGAAAACATCTCTTCGCCTACAGCCATACACAAAGCGACGATTGTGTCGATCTTATCTGTACTGCGGTCTTTTGCTGGCTTGCAGTTTCCAGCGCTGTCGATTAAAAGTTGCACATTTCCAAACTGCCACCTAACTACTGGATCGTTAAAATATATAAAATCTTTAGTAAGGACTTTCGCTTCTATTTCTTTTGTGGGTGGGCTTAATGATTTGTAGCCCATACCAAAAGCAGACATTTTTATATTTTCTTCTACTAGTTCAAGCACTAACTGCGAAGAATTCCATCGATCAAAAGCTATACTTTGAATATTATAAACCTGGCCTAGTTCTATTATTTTAGCTTTTACAAAGTTATAATCTGTTACATTTCCTGGCGTTATTTCTAAATAGTCAGCCCATTCCATATAATTGACTCCATCTAAACCGCCGCTTCTACCTTCAGCCTTGTCTAGTGGGAGAAAAGTCCAGTGTTTACATATTATCTTTTCTCCTATTCTCCAGATCAGGACAAAGCTTGTAAGATCTCTTACACTCGCCAAATCTAAGCCACCATAACAAGGCAAGCCCTTAAGCACTTCTTCGCTTATAGTTTCATCACAAGCTACTACATCGGAATCACTCAGCCACCTACTTTCGCTGCCAGTCCATAAGTTTAAATGTAGCCGTCTGAAAATATTTTCCATTGAGGGCTGCGAAATTGCCTTTAAGGATTCTCTTTCCATGTACGACCTTTTTAAAGACACGTCTAAGCCAGGGTTTGCCTTTTCCCAGGTCTTAGGATCGGTTATGTCGTCTTCTTCGTCTGCTTCATAAATAACTGGCAAAAATTGCTCGTCTATTAAAGTTCCATTCTTTACCTTCTTAGCATAGTCGTACATTTTAAAACAGGCGCTTTGCTTGTCAAAACCTGCCGTAGTTATCGCTATAGCAATAGGCTGCTTTCTACTTCCTGTACTTGTTTCTAATACTTGCCAAAGGTTTTCTGTTCCATCATCACGCATTCCATGCAGCTCATCGTATATAAATCCGCTGGTATTAAAGCCATGCTTTGTACTTGTTTCTCTACTTATTGCCTTATAAAAAGATCCTTCTGCATCGTATACAATACTATTCTTGAAGATATTTACGAAGTTTCCTAGTTTTGGGTTATTCTTTATCATATCAGAACAGACGCTAAAAACAATTTTCGCCTGCTCTCGATCATTGGCCGCGCTGTAATATTCCGCACCGAATTCTTTATCTAAGTACAAAAGCGTAAGTATTATAGCTGCAGCTAGTGTACTTTTTCCGTTCTTTCTAGGTAGAAATATAAAACTAGTTCTATACTTCCTAGATCCATCTGCGCACTTCCAGCCAAATAATGGCCTTATAATTTCTTCTTTCTGGTATTCCTGCAGTATAAAAGGCGTTTTTGCTAGCTCGCCTTTTGTGTGTGTTAAGTGTGTTTCTATAAATTGTACTGCCCTATCTGCTGTGGCTTCGTCAAAATAGTATTCCTGCTTCATATTAGCCTAAGTTGTGCTGTATGCTGTTTTAGTCTTTTCTGGCTTGCCTCAAAGTATTCTTTATCTAGTTCGCAGGCGGTTAGATCGTAGCCTAAATTATGGCAAGCTAAGGCTATAGATCCGCTGCCTAAATGTGTATCTAGTATTTTGTCTCCTTCTTTTGCGTAGTTCATCAAAATCCACTCATACAATTTAATTGGTTTTTCTGTCGGATGAATTCTTGGTGTTCCATTGTTTGCGTTTGCACCAACCCAAGAAACTTTGTAACTTCTCAATGCTCTATTAAATGATGTGTAAGCCAGTTCTCCATCACTAAAATCATTTGCACCAGTTCCTTTATCCCAATAAACCCAACCCATACTTGGTGGCAAGTTTTCTGTCATATAATTTGCACCCCAAACAACTTGATTCTTAGATACTCTTCTTAGCTCATCAAAATATTCTTTTGTCGGTGTATTACTATCCCAGTCACTTGTACCTCTGTTTATTTTTTTCTTTCCGTTTCCAAGTGTCATTTTAGTTACATCAATTCCATAAGGTGGGTCAACAATTGCCAAATCAAAATGATTGTCTTCATATCGAGCCATTAACTGCATGTTATCTTCGTTCGTTATCTTCATAGCTTAAAGGTATTATCTATTTGCTCTGGCATACTTATGCGAGTTCGCGCGCTTGGTGTAAGT